GCTGTCACTCATTTTTTATCAATTGTAATTTGGTATGATTATATATATCAAATAAAAAAACAATATACTCCTTGAGAGCCGTATATTGTTCGCTGTCGCTGTCGCTCTTTGCTGCGATTATGTGCTGACGCTCGCCTGCTCCTGATTATCCACAATGAAACTCAATTTCACCTTGTATTTGTTGAGGAGGTCGCTCCAGGGGCTTCCACCAAATCCTTGCGAGTAGATATCCCACGCCTCTTGAGGTGCGATGGGAGCCGCTTTCAGTTTGACATTGGTGATAAAACCAATGTCATTATCTTTCTTTAATTCGTCGCCTAAAATTATCTGATCGGTATTCGCTAATTTGGAACCTTGGTTTACAACGCACGATTTCACCAATTTTCCGTCGACATAAACGTCCATTGCGGAACCATTGAAACTGATGATAAGATTTACCCACTTCTGAAGAGGGAACTCGGTGACTTCGCAGACCTCAGCGTTTACTACTGACTGGTTCGACCTGGGGAAAATCTGTATCGTATTCTCGTGTGCGTTCTTGAATTGGACCTGGAATAGAGTTTCTGAACCTTTCCTGAACTGAATGATTTTCGTGTCCGAAATCCAGTTTTTAATATAAAACCACATCGAAATCGCACTATTCGCCTTAAAACTATTCGGCAAGTTTGAGCCAGTCAATGTAGTTTCGTTGCCCCATTTTTGCATCATTCCTAAACTGGTGTAGGTTGTCGTAAGCGCCTTAAAAATAACATACAACAGTAAAAGAATGACAATGACCGCGAGAACGAGTTTGGAGTTCATTTGTTAGTATTGTAATATATTATTTTTGTATACATACTATGAATATAATTATCGCCGGCTCCGCTCCGCTCCACCGGGCTCCGCTATCGCGTATACATCGTAGTCGTTCCAGCCTCCTTCAGTTCATCTTTTATCGTCTTCGTTCCAATCATTGGCGGATTCTGTGATTTCAGCATCGTATACGTCCACCGAATTTGTTCCTTTGTAAGCGGGTATTTATGAAATGCGAAGTTACACATATTGCCGTTGAGACCATTTTCGGTGCCGACGGTAATCGGTTTCAACTGAATATCTGGCATTATGAACTCGCTACGATTGATAAGTTTATTATTCAAGAAGAGATCCATCGTCTTGCCGTCATAATTCACGACGAAATAATTCCACCGCTGAAGAGGAATATCCGCGTCGATTTCGTCATCTTCCGTCAGCATCTGGAATTTCGCCTTTCGTTGTGCTGACCCAGCCATCGCCGCCGCCGTAAGTGCTTTGTAATGTATACGTGAGTTATAAACTTCGGTCACTTCAGAATTACCGGTTGTTATATTCACAGTTGTGCTTGTTAACTTCAGTTCGTTGCTATATGGATTATACGTCATTTTGGGGGTATCTCCGAAGTTGAATATCTCTAAATCCTGGTTCTTGGTGGATACCGAATTATTCAAAAGGAACCACCCTGAAATGGCGTAGTGATACCGTTTCTTCTCTTCAACTGGGCAGTTCGCAGCCTTGTCTTCCGGTGTTCTGTCCATTCCGGTATTATGGAAAATGAATACTTTCGGACTCTGAGTTGTCAACTTGGTATCGTATTGTGGATTGAGCGGCACTGGTGCGCCCACCATTTGTGACGCGGATGCTCCGATGTAGTTCAGTAAATAAGGTCCGCCGTATAAAATGGCGATAAGCAGGAGTTCAATCGCGACGATAATCCAGATGGGGCGCGTTGTATCTCCCACCGCGGATTGTGAACTTTGAAGGAAGTCGAGGAACAAACAAGGAATATAGAGAATACACGCCCACAGGAATTTCAATAACTTAAGACCGAGGATGGATTTCGTGAGATGGAAGAGGAACATAAAGACTATGAGCGCGACCATCACACCGTGTTGCTTGTAATATGCGAGGGCACATAACACGATGAAGAATACGGTATTCATAATGAATCGGACATTGGAGAGGAGGTTTCGCAATGGCGCCATCTTTGGTTGCGCGTCCGCGCCCGCACCTGGTTCTCTCGGCAGACGATTATCCATAAACTCCAAACCGTAATGAAAGAGAAGAATCGCGATACCCAATACGGTCATTCCAGTGACCGACATCCGGTTCTTGTCGTCGACATCGCGGTCATATACCCAGACAATAATCATTAGGACAATGTAAATAATGTGCGTGAGAGCAAAGGTGAGTTGACGCATCGGGCTATTCGCATCTTCGGGTTTGACATCATTGAAAAGGTAGTCTTCGGGAGACTTCTCCGCATTTGCGCTCTTGAATTTCTCTCGGAGGTGGGCGACGAACCCGGCAATGGCGACGATGGCCATAATCACGTAAATGGTGTGTGCGGTGGGAGAGTTCATCTGCGCGACGAACCCGCCCTTGGCGACATCCTGGTCTGTGCCACCCGCGCGATTGGTTGCGTCAATCTTGTATACATAATAAATGACCGAGAGAATCAAAATAACGAACGAAACTGTGAGTAGGATGACCTTGATGAGTTTACCGATGGCGCTCACTTTTGTTTCGTCGATGCCGACGGGTTCTGATGACGCGGGGGGTGCTGTTCCAGCGGCAGGTGCCACCGCTGGTGCCACCGCTGGTGCCACTGCTGCTATGGATGTTACGCTTGCTGGAGTAATTGGCTTGTCATCCAACGGGAACATACGAAGGTCCGTCTTAGAAGTCCATTTCGTAAAATCAAGTTTATCTAACTCTTCGTTGAATTTTTCCTTGATGGATTCCACACCAGTCAATGACCCGAGACCATAAAGAATAACCTTGAATATTGTTACAATCAGCCAAGGAAACAAATAAATCGTTGTTAACAGAAGACGAATACCGCGTGTCACAATAGACTCTTTCTCGAAATTCGGATCGGTGGGTGAACCGCCCATCGCCCCATCGGGGATGCCGTGATACCACGCCGGGATAGAACAAAGCGCAAAAATACCCGCAAACGCGATATACCATTCCCAATTATCGGGAATATTTGGTTCTCCGGGCAGTTTATTTGGGCGGAGGAGATACGTCCACCACCCCGATAATACAAGTGCGGCGACCGCACAGAATCCAAAAACCGCTGCAAGAACTTTTTTCCATCCGCCGGCAGCATTCGGCTGCGCCTGGTACTGCCACACCTGAATAGATTCGGCAAACTTTAAGATGGAATCAAGCCCGCCAACATTGAGTTCTTTCACAATTGGAAGTAATAGAATGGCGCATAGTAAGAGACCAACAATCAAAACAATGAAAAAGGTGTCAATGAGTTCTTTTACGCGAGGGAACATATCACCTGTGAAAGTATTGGCAATCCAATCACTTGTTCTTGGCGATGTTGTAATATTCGTAAAAAGAATAGAGACCCACATAATAATCAAAATGACGGATAGAAAGGGTATCAGTGAGAACAATTTGGCGAAACGGACGAACATTTGGTTGAAGTTATTGTTTGTGTTGTTCTTATTGGATAAAATCACGTCCCAGTCACTTGACAGCATTTTGTCTTGCTTTACCTTTTCGGGATACGCCGCGTTCACACTAGACAACTTAGTTCCGGTTGCTGCTGTGCAATCGTCTGGAGTTCTAAACACATATGAAACGGCATCCCATAAACCAAATGAGTCGGGTATTTTACTACAATGGGCTAATTTCAAGCGGATATTGTAGAACATCAAAATAAATACCACAATAACGATTGATAGGGTGTAAAATACACCCATTATGGCGTGGTTTGGAGTTTTGATATTTGCCCTGTAACGTTCTTGCATTTTTTCATATATCTGTCCGGTTGTAACATCATCCCCCGCTAGTTTATTTTTATTAAGGTCTTTTGTTACTTCGGCTTTCAACTGTTCGTAATATGGGCTACTACGTTCGACTGGGTTATTTTTTTCAGCTGTTTCATCAATAACATAGACGATGGATACACTAATGAATACCAAAAACGCGATAATTAACACACCGAACCCTCCTTTATAGAAGGTAGTCTGTTTTATTGAAAATGAACTTAATAACAATAAACCAAATACGAGTCCAAGAATAAGATAAATAATACCGTGGGCAAGAAGTGGTTTGTTTTCAAATGAACTCTGTTCTGTTTCTGCCTTATTGAAATATATGTATGAATTTTTCTGACTTCCTGTAATGAGAATCGGCCCCAAAATCAATAGCAATACCGTTAAAATACCAGACCCAATACGTGTGATATTTGAATTCGCAGGATTATTATTTTGCCATATCCAATATGCGACAATCGCGAATCCAACGATTTGTAAAATGAGGCCGATGCTTAACAATGTATTTGCGCTACTCAATGCGAGGTCGTTTGATAGCTGTGTTTTGTCTTCTTTTGAGATTGTATCATCCTTCTTTTTATCCTCAATTTGTTTTCCACGAACTACTAACGGGACACCGACTACGATACAAGCGATGATTCCCACAATAATACGCGTTTTTGTAAAATTGTCATTGAACCAGTTATATAGACGTGGAAACCGTTCGCCATCGACGAAACCTTTTACAAATGCTGCGACAATTGGTAACAACATAAGAATGAGTATAGTTCCACCAATTCCCATTAATGCTTTTGATGGGTCAGCATCATTTTCGCGATAAGCGGCCAAACTAGTGAAACCTAAAATAACGCCGAGAATAATCGCGAGACTCGTAAAAACCCAGTTCCATACATTCATTGTCATTCCTGACAATCCTTGTGGAATCAGTAATGTTTTATTCTCTTTTGCTTCAAGGAAACGGAATGGGTTCAGAAAATTGACGAAGCCGGCAAATAAACATACGATGAGTAGTGTTGTAAACACCGCCCAATTATTTTCCATAAGGTCCCACGATATGAACCCTATTAGCAAAATAACTACCAATATGATGATAGGTAGGTAGTTCAATAATTTTTTTATATGTAATGAGCGTTCTATTGGTGCAGTCGGACTCGCTGGTGCCGACGCTGGATTCATATTTTTTGTAATATTATAATGATAACGACACCCAGTTATACCCAGTTATAATTATAAGATATTATATATCGCGTTTCGCATCGCGTTTCGCATCGCGTTTCGCATCGCGACTCCGCGACTCCGCTACGCTTTGTCGCTTCGTATATTTGATGGATTTGTGTCTACATTGCGGTCATCGCGTTTCTAGAGGAACGACATTGCCGTCTTTTTTCCGTGGCAATCCCGACACAAAGCGACTAAATTATCCACGTGGTTGGACCCGCCGTGTTCTAAAGCAATGACATGGTCTACTTCAAACCACGCGGGCAATTGACGCTGACAGTCTCCGCATTTCCAGCCTTGTTGTGCTGCGACATACTTCTTCTTGGTTTCACTGACACTGCGCTTGCTAGAATTCTTGCCGGAGTTCAATATGCGGCGCTCACTGGCGCCCGGGGTTCCGCCGGGGGTTCCGCCCCCCAACGACGGAGTTGTTCCCATCGCGCTACTCATAGCGCGGCCCATCGCACTGCCACTCGCACCGCTCGTTTGACCGCCGTCGTGGGGGGGCGGAACCCCCGTCATATCAAAAAACGGTGTTATCATATCCGCCGTCCCCTTGCTTATCGGCATATACTTTATAATATCATTGGCGTGAACCATCAACTGCCTAGAGTTATCCGGATTACGACGCAAAAACAAGAAGAGCGAGAGACCGACGAACGCAAACATTGCCATCTTCATCCACTTTTGATTCGTCTGGAATAGTTTCGTCAATTTACCATCATAGTATGTGTTTACAATAAGGAATGCTGCGACAAGAAATACGATATACTCGGCTTTTACCATATATAATATTTTATTGACGAACAATATGATATTATATTTAGATACGATTATTTTTGCCAGGATGTAGAGAGTTTATTCTACCAATGAGAACAATATCATCATACATCAGTTGAACTTGTTTCGTATTCACAAGGGTCTGGAGCATTTTTTCGAATAAACAAATTTACATAATCTGCGGGTTCACCGGTCAATGTGGGGGTTTGTGTTAGCCACGCAAAAAAATCAACATGGTCACTATTTATTCGTTTATCTTCAGGTGACTCTACTGGCTGTAACATATCCTCAGGTCCACCTGAATAGATATACCACTGTTTTGCCAACCAACCCTTTTTATCATTATAAAATTCTAAGTATAATTCTTTGTCTGTTTTATTAATTTTGTATCTTTGTGAATCTGACTCCGTAATATCAAAAAATTTACCTAGTAATTTAAATAAGTGTTCTCCCCAAGAGGTATCAATTGTCCTACCACGCAATTTATTTTCCATTTGGTATGTTGACCAGTATTTTGAATCAAAATGCGCGCCGTCCCATTTTTTTAATTTTATCGGTGTATATGGTTTCATCCTTGAACATCCTGAACCACCACCCTTTTTACGACTGGTTCTTTTATTGTATTTTTTACGCGTATTTCTGCGTCGTAATAAGGATTTCTTTCTAAAATACTTATTTTTATTACGTGTTATACGCGTCATTTTACCTATTATAATAGTAGTGATATTATTATTATTATGATATGTCTTCACCGATTATGGTCCGCTTGCCAGACAACGGCATAATCGTCTTCACCGTCACCGATTATGGTCCGCTTGCCAGACAACGGCATAATCGTCTTCACCGTCACCGATTATGGTCCGCTTGCCAG